TTTCCTGAAATCCCCGTTTAGTACAGAATACATATATTATTTATCAGGATTAGTTTACTGGGAAGATTTCCACAGTACGACTCCTAGCCCTTAAAAAATAAATTTAAAAAAGTTCTGAGTACGAGTATACCAAGAACTTTTTGTTTTATCAAAATTTTAACAAAACTATTTGTTAAATCTCTTTATCTTGGATAATTAACTGTGTTAATAATCCTTCTTTTATAAAAAACTTTTTTTGGAAAAACAAAAATGGAAATAGACTGCCCCGTAGAAGCCCAATATAAAGAGGTTAATTTAGCTAATCACCTCTTGGCTATAAAATTAGCTAATTTAGGTCCAGCAGATCCTCGTCAACCTAATACCCTATATTGGGGCGATAAAATGTCCTTGTGGATGGTTGAAGAAGGTGTAGCACGTACGCAACTCTGCATGAACTGCGGTTATTATGATAAAAGCCCAGAAATGTTAGCTTACATTGCACAAGGCGAAGGTGGAACCTTAAAACCCAGTGAATTACCCGTTGAGCCTCGTTGGGCGGATATTCAAGGTATGCCTGCAGCAATTTGTACACGTTGGAATATTACTTGTTCAGCTATGCGCACTTGTGATAACTGGGAATCTTGTGAATCAGAAGAAGGGCACGAATCTGAAACTGAAGTCGAAGATATGCCACAAGTTGTAGATATGATGGCTACTCAAATTGAGATGGAAAAAACACTACTAGAAAAAGCTGCAAAACTAAAAACTGGTGATAGTGTTAGTTGGAATAGTAGTGGCGGTACTGCCAGAGGTAAAATTACTAAAATTATTACTAGCGGCTCAGAGCAAGTGCCTGACAGTAGTTTTACAATTACAGGTACAGAAGAAGATCCTGGTGCTCTTATTCGCTTATATCGCCCTGATGCAGACAATAAGTATAAGCCAACAGACACTATTGTAGGTCACAAAGTAAAAACTTTAACAAAAATTCCTTCGTTAACATAAGTAGGATAAAAATGACAAAATCATATGAAACTCTTATAAAAGAGCTCGAACAGCTAGACCACTTAATAGAAACAATCTTAGATGAGATTGATAACAGCGTTAAAGAAGCTAAAATGTATACTCCCACAGACGGTATGGCAGCAGCAGCAGTACGTGCTTTAAAGTGGCGTGAAGAAGGTCATCAAGGCGGTACTATGGTAGGTCTTGCTCGCGCAAATCAGTTAAAGAATAAAGAAAATCTATCTGAAAGCACAGTGCTAAGAATGCATAGTTTTTTCAGCCGTCATGCCGTTGATAAACAAGCAACAGGATTTTCAAGTGGAGAAGAAGGCTTTCCTAGTAAAGGTCGTGTGGCTTGGGATTTATGGGGAGGTGATCCTGGTGAGTCATGGTCACAACAAAAACGAGATCAAATTATGCGTGATCGAGAAAACAAATCTTTACCGTTAGCAAAACTAATTGTAAAAGGTTCTGTATCTGCAACCCATAGAATGGCAGCAGCACAAGTACTTGAAGACTATGCAAACGAAAATATTAGCGAAGAATTAGAAGCATTTGGTCAATTTATGTATCATGCCGAGTTGTTACGAAATGATCACTTAGACGTATATTTAATAGACCTACATATGGTAGAACAACCATATCGTGATATGCTAGTTAATATATTTAGTAGTTTTCATAATATGGAATCATAATGTGGATAATGAACTTTTTACCTAGCTGGATATTTCACTTACTATTTGCAGCAGGAGTACTAGCTCTAGTAGCTAGTTTTATAGTAAAAGCTATACCACTTTTAACTCAGTATAGAATACCAGTACAAATAGCTGCAGTAGCAGCTATTTTAATAGCTACCTGGTTTGAAGGAGCTATTAGTAATCAAAATGCCTGGGTAGCTAAAGTTAAAGAGATGGAAGTAAAAGTAGCTGAAGCTGAAAAACAAGCAGAAAATACTAATACTGAAATCAAAGAAAAAATAGTTAAACAAATACAAATTGTTAAAACTAGAGGTAACGATGTAATACAGTATGTTGACAGAGAAGTTGTAAAATACGATTCTCGTTGTGAAATACCACAAGAGTTTGTAAAAGCGCATAATGCAGCAGCAGAAAAAATAAAATGAAATATTTATTATTATCTTTATTACTACTTACAGGATGCACTACTGTACCAATTACAGCACGTTTTCCAGAAGCTCCGGGCTTACAGTCTCAAACAGCTTGCCCTAATTTAAAGAAATTAGAAGAAAATTCCAAGTTATCAGAACTAGCTAAGACTATTACTGTTAATTATACAGAGTATTATACTTGTGCAGTTAAACTTGACGCCTGGATAGAATGGTATGCTAAGCAAAAAATTATTTTTGAGGGAATTAGTAAATGAACTTAACATTAGTGCAATTAAAACAATTGTTACCTAAAAATCCTTATGTAGCTCAATGGCATAGTGCCTTAGAACAACTACTACCAGACTACGGAATTGATACTCCTCAACGTATTGCAGCATTTATTGCTCAGTGTGCTCACGAATCTGGCGGATTTATAGCACTTAAAGAAAATCTTAACTATAAAGCAGCTAGTCTTAGAAAGACATTTGCAAAATATTTTCCAGATGAAGATACAGCACAACATTATGCCAATCTACCAAATAAACAACAAGCCATAGCTAATCGTGTATATGCTAATCGTATGGGCAATGGTGATGAAGCTTCAGGAGACGGTTATCGTTATTGCGGCCGTGGTCTAATACAGCTAACAGGTAAAGATAATTATACCTGGTTTGCAGCAAGTTTAAATATACCTGTAGAAGAAGCCTCAGAATACCTAGAAACTTTTGAAGGTGCTGCACAATCGGCATGCTGGTTTTGGGAAACTAATAATTTAAATCAATGGGCGGATAAAGACGATATCCTTACCCTAACTAAACGTATCAACGGTGGCACAATTGGCCTAGAAGATCGAAAAAAACATTATGAACATGCCAAGCATGTACTAGGAGCATAAGCGGTGCTATCCGCAGTGCTAATTTCCTTAACATTATTAGCCCAAGCCAAACCTGAATACGAATGTGTTAGGTGGACATGGACTGGAGACGTATACAACAGAAAAGTAATTTGTTTAGAATGGCGAAAAAAAGCCGATAGGAGGTAAGTATGATAGATCCAATCACAGCATTAGCGGGTATTACATCAGCTATTAGCATGGTTAAAAAGGCAGCTAAGGTTGCTAACGATTTAGGGTCGTTGGCTCCTATGATCGGTAAAATGTTTGATGCTAAAAGCACTGCCACTAAAGCATTGATGGAAGCTAAATCGTCAAAAAAAGGGTCAAACATGGGTACGGCTCTTCAAATTGAGATGGCACTAGAACAGGCCAGGGCATTTGAAGAAGAGCTTAAAATGTTGTTTATGCAGACAGGCAAGATTGACGTATGGAATAAAATTAAAGCTCGTCAAGCAGAAATGGATTCAGACGATGCTCAAGAAGTTAGACTTTTTAATGCACAAGAACGTAAACGCAAAGAAAAAGAAGCAGAGTTAAATGAGTGGGGAATGATTATAGGTGCAGTTGCATTTGTCGTATTCATATTTTTTATCGGCACTTATGAATTGATAGAATGGTGCCAAACAAGTGCTAGGTGTGGCAGATGAATGAGTACCAAAAAACCTTCGATATATGCTTAAAAATATTTATTTACGGATGCGTAGCACTTTGGTTTTTAGGCTTCTTAAAATTCTTACCGGATGATTTATCAGATAGATTAGTCAATGGTTTGATAGGTAGATTTTTACCTGGTTAATAAAAGGAAAAGTTATGTTAGATATTTTACTATGGTTAGCAGTAGGTGCATTTATTGGATGGAATTTCCCTCAGCCATCATGGGCCAAAATAGTGCAAGAAAAAATACAAGCAATAATTGCTAAAAAATAAACAGGCAAGTAAATGCACAATGATATAAAACTATTTAAGTGGGCAATAGCTCTATTATTAATACCTGTAGGTTTAGCATTTTTTGGTAAAGACAGCTTTCGCTACCCCTGCCACGACCCTGCAAACTGGGAAAAAGATTTTTGTAAAGTACCCGTATGTGACGTTACCCGAACTTGTCCAGAACATATTTTTAAAGGCCAACGTGATCCAAGATTAGGACCTCCCAAAGATGGACAAACTCAAACATTTAATCAATCAGTTGCACCAACAGGTGCTTGTGTGGTACAACAAAAACAAGGAGCTAACTGTGGAAAGTAATCCAATTATATATACTGAAGATCAGCTCATGGCGCGCCTAAAATTCTTTATTGGCATCTGTCTTGCGCTTACGCTAACTGGCATTGTGTTTGTAGTGCTATACTCAATTATTTTTATTACCCAGCCATTAAACGCTATTAGTCCTATTGACCAAAAGTTTTTTGAAATGATTATTCCAATTGCTACTTTTCTAACAGGTACACTATCAGGAATTATGTTAGCGGGTGGTAGCAAAGAAGAAATGGACATGAAACGCGACATGATTAAGCAAGCACAAGAAAATTCAAATACTTATGCTAAAGCTAATCCAGTAAAAATAGAGCCTACATTTAATCCAGGATTTTCTACTACTCAAGGTTTTAATGGAACCAGTGCCCCTAGTACTAACATTATTTACATTAATGGTAAGCCTGCTCCTCAACAAGCACCGCATCCGGAGATTTAAATGGAACCTTTAAAAACTATGTTATCTGACAGTAGAGCAATTAGTAGTAAACGAGTCATTACTTTTTTAGCATTTTTAATGTGTGCCACTGCTTTTATAGCTATGATACTTGGTCACACAATAGATACAAAACTATTTGATTCTATGATGTATATTGTAATTGCAGGTTTAGGATTTACAGCAAGTGAAAGATTTGCTACAACTAAGGATGTCAAATAGTGATTGATGCGTACGATTTACAACAAAAGATTATGGCACAATGGGGGCAGTTAGCTTTAATACCTAGCGCGGCCTCTATTAATAAAAAGTATAACGAAGTTCCAGTATATGTTATTTTAAATAATAATACTTATACAGTAATAGATGTTATTACCAGAGATGGAAAAATAATTTTGGAGATTATATGAAAAATATTATATTTGTAGCAGGTTTATGTTTACTACTATCTAGTCCAGTATTAGCTGCAGAAACTAAAAAGGTTTGTGTGGAACAAAAAGACGCTAAAACTGGTAAAATTAAAGAAGTCTGTAAAGATGTTAAACAACATAAAAAATTAGAAGGTACTAAAGTTCCTGATAAAAAGTAATCTAATTAAGTGTCCAACGCTTAGTTTGCGTTGGTTTATTAACTAACCAGGTGTAAGTATGGCAAGTTCATCAGGAAAAAGAGCTCGTAGAGCGCAAAGTTCTCAACCAAAAAATCCAATTGAGTTTGGGTTTAAAGATGTTAAACCTTTGAATTTTATTCAAGGAGAGTATTTAGAAGCTATCAAAAATAATGAAATTATTTTTGGTATAGGTTCAGCAGGTACAGGAAAAACATTTGTAGCAGCTTCATACGCTGCAGGAGAGCTATTCCATAGAAGAATAGAAAAAATTATTTTAACAAGACCTAACGTAGAAACTGGTAGAGGATTAGGATTCTTACCAGGAGAACTAGAGGAAAAATATGCCCCTTACTTAGATCCTTTTGACCAAGTATTTAAACGCTCACTTGGCGCAGGATTTTATGAATACGCTCTAAAAACTAAAACTATAGATCCAAAACCTTTGGGTTTTATGCGAGGAGCTAGCTTTGAAAACTCAATTATATTAGTGGATGAAGTCCAAAATATGACTAAAACTGAGTTTAAGATGTTGCTTTCCAGAATAGGTAGAAACTGTAAAGTAATACTGTCTGGAGACCCCGATCAAACAGATATTCAAGACTCAGGTCTTAAAGATGCTGTTGACAGATTAGAAGGTTTGGAAAGTATAGAAGTAATTAGATTTCTAGATGAAGATATCGTTCGTAGTAAAATGTGTAAACAAATTATTATAGCCTACAGAGAGTGAAAAAAAAGCCCCTATACTTTACAGTATAGGGGCTTTTTTCATTCTGCTACTGGTTGAGCAGCAGGTTCAGCAGCGGTAATTTCAGCGAAATCTTTAATCATTTTGCTAATCAGTGGCTGAGATACTTTAAAAGGTAACTCGCTAAGAGAAGCAATAATCATATTTAATTCATCTTGAGTAAAGCTCATGCTGTACTGTTTTGGGGGTTCAATTTGTTCCATTTATTTTATAGGGCAAGCGCCAGTTGAGCAGTCATCAGATACAATTTCGTCAAAACTATTTGTATCGTCTAAACTAACGGGTTGAAGAAACTTAATGTATTCGTTATAATCTTGTTCACTTACTACTTCTTGTGGAAGATATAAATATCCAAGATCTTTAGCTGTCATACTTGGATCAGTACGATAGATAAAGCTAACACCTACATAGCAATCCCAGTTATTTAGCAGCCACTGAATAATATCTTCTACTTCGTCTAAGGAGTAAGAGATCGTTACTGAAGTGTTCTGCTGAGTCCAGCTGGTCTGGATTAATTTGTATTTCTCTAGCTGTTCTACTGCGGAGTCTAAGTTTACTTCCTTACCATTAACTTTATGGAAAGGAACATCATCCCACTTTACTGGGAAAGTAATTAAAACACCTGAATCATCAGTTGGATGATTGATAACAGTATATCCAGCAGCTTTTAATTTTTCAACTACTGGATCGTATTTAGAGAACTGAACATTGTTAAAAATATATTTACCCAAAGGCTTATGAATACCTTCAGTAGTGTCCATAATTTTACTTAATGTACCTGAAGGTTTAACACAAGTAATATTTTTAGGGCTAGGTAAATCTAATTCATCTGACATACCAATAGCAGCAGCAGTTGCTGTGCGTTTTAGATATTCGTAATCATATCCACCCATATCAGGGCGTTTGGCAATACCAGTAAGGCCGACACCGCACAGACGAAGAAAATAGTTATTAAGATGCCAAGATTCTTGAAGGATACCATCATTTAAGTTTACGCAAGTTTGGCGATAGTTTGCTCGTGCAGCAAGTCTGATCGCTTCATGTAAGCCTGCAGTATCTCCTTTGAATTTACCAATATCTGTTTCGGTAAGATTACAGAACGATTTATTTCCCAAAAGGATTTCAACGCACGGGTTGCATCCTGAGAACCAAGGGGCTCTACGGGTAGCTTCCACTGCATTAATAAATCCAGGTTCACTACCGCCTGCATCTTCCATGAGATCAAATATTTTTCGTAGATCTTCATAAAGGGGTTTTTCTTTAAATACTAGGGAGTTATTAGACTGTTGGCGGTGTGAATTATTATGCAACCACCAATCTTTTTTAGCTACTGCAAATTCTTCCCACTCTGGTTGTCCGTATTCAAATAGAGCGATCTCAGCACTTCTACGACTACTAAGAATGGTACCAAGATGATTGATAATATCAAGAATATCCATGCGAGTGAGCAGACTATCAGCCCTGCCGTTAAGTATATTAGCAATTGCCACATAAGCTGTGCTGATTGCCGAATCGCCTGAGCTAATCCATCCATATCCTTTTAACCTTTCACCTGCTGGTCGTAACTGCGAGAAATCTAGTACTAACTCTTTAGCAGGATATTTACCTGCCATTAGTTTACCTACTGATTTAGCCCAAGCTTCTGCGGAATCACCGACCTGAATAGTCCATGTTTTATTTTCTGAGTCCCAGGTTTCTGTATTGTGCTCGTTACCACCTTTAGCAGTACGAGTTGATCGCACTACTCTGATATTTTTAATTGGCTTTGAGAAACCATTTAGTGTTCCAACTACTGGTTTAAACCCAACTCCGCATCCTTGTAGTAATAGCCATAGGCAGTCTACTACGTCATAAATTGTTTCTACTTGTGTAAATGAACAATTAAATTGTGATGCTTCTCTTTTTTGGGCGACTGTTGTACCGCCTAACCAAAGAGAACGACCGCTCATAGAGACTTTACGATCTAACATTAGCTGCTCTAAATCATATAGTTCAGCAAATTCAAGATCTGTTAACTCTCTATTAGCGGCTCGTTCCCATAACCATTGTTGATGGTCTATTACTCTGGAAACTGTTTGTTCCCAGCTTTCAAATTGTTTTCCGTCGTCTGTAAGTGGTCTGTTGTATGTTCTTCGTGTTATTACTTGTGCTCTTGTGGATACATTCATTCTACCCCTTCTCTAGTTATAAAACTAGCTAATATTTCTTGTTCTGGTCTATTCAAATTTGTAAACATATATGCATTGTCTTGCTTACACAGTTCTAATGCAGTTTTTTCTGAAATAACCCTACTAGACACGATTGTTTCTGTTAAATGTTCTTGCGAAAACTCTTTAGCTTGATTCATAGTAACTGTATCTAATGCCCATTCTTGTTTGCCTTTTGGCACTTCTACTAAATATCTTATACGAAACTGATTTACACACTCTACTAAAACAAGATCCATCTCTTGCTTATGTAAAGACCATGAACCATTACCTAGATCTGTCCATTCTAGTTTATCTCCTTCTTTCCAGCCAGTAGACTGTAAAAGATCGGTAGGAAATTCTAGTATACCATCCCCTGTATCGGGGTCTTCTTGAATAGTTAGAGTCCAGCGGTTCATAGTATTATTTTAGGTTAAATCAAACATATAGTTAACATCTTCTTCAGGAATATCACGAGTAATCGTTAATTCCATTTCATCGAGGTCAAAACCTTCATCTTCAAATAAGCCACCAAGCTCATAGGCTGCTTGTGAGCCCGCAGTGCCTTGACCTAATCTTACATGAGATACCAATGTATTAATTGTGATTAAATGATCCTCTGTGAGACCTTTTAGTGTGTAATGACCATCTTTTTTATATTTAAGTTCTAACATTTTATTTTCCTTTATTTAAGTTCCTGTACTACCAAAACCACCTGTGCCACGTTCAGTATCGTTCCAAACGTCTACAAACTTAGGTAGTAAAACTGGCATAATTACCAGTTGAGCAATTCTATCACCACGAGAAATTTTATAAGGATCTTCTGAAATATTTTTCAAAAGCACTTTTATTTCTCCACGATAATCTGCATCAATAACGCCTACTGAGTGAGGGATAGTAATTCCCTTTTTACCCTGACTGCTTCTATTAAATACAAAGCCTGCATAGCCTTCTGGAATTTTTGTTGCTACTCCTGTGCCAACAAGTTTTTGTTCGCCAGGATAGATTTCCAAATCTTCTTTACTCATTAGGTCTGCACCAGCATCTGTGCAGTTTGCACGACGTGGCAGAAATTCTTTACTGTCTACTAAGCAGAAAATTTCGTTCTTAATTTCACAATCTCTAGCATAGTCCCATGTTCTATTAATATTCATAAAGTTGTTCATTTTAAATAAAGTTCTAGGATTTCATCTATTTGTTTACAATTTTCAGTACCAATTGCTTCTTCACAAAAGGTAACCAAATCCATTAATTTATAATTTAATTCTAATTGATCTTTACATTGATTTAGGGCTTCGATGTATTTATACTTACCACTAATTGGAATACTCGCAATAATATCGTAAGTACTGCCGTATTCATTAACCAATCCCACGGCTCGCTTAGGTCCAATACCAGGCACCCCAATAACATTATCACCACTATCGCCTGTAAGACATTTAATGCTAATATAGTCTTCGGGCTGGAAATCATAATGGTCATTCCAGTTATCAACTGTGATTTCTTTTCTGGTGACATAACTAAATCTTGATACTTTAGGTTGAACTAGCAAATCCCAATCCTTATCGGAGGATACTAGCCAGATCTGGTCTAACTCATAACGCTTGCGTTTTGCTACTATGTAAGCTGCAATATCGTCTGCTTCAACTCCCTGAAAACGAACTACAGGAAACTTGCCTTCTTCTTCGTACATAGATAAAATCTTTTGTACTTCTGCAAAGAATTCTTCAAACTCTTGTTGTTCTTCTTCAGTTTGGTTTGCGTATTTATCTTTACGATTCTGTTTATAAAGCGGATAAATTGCTTTACGATATGAACTTGAGCCCATATCGCCTGCAATTATAAGTTTTTTAGTTTTATAAGATTTTTGCAGGCTCTCGACTGTTCTCATATAGTCAGTAGCAAAATCTACTGCCTTTGAGTGTTTATATCGAAATGCAAGATTCAAGGAATCCAAAATCATTAACGATTTAGGGTCAGTGTGGTTTATTTGTTCAAATGTTTTTGTCATGTGAATATTATATCAAAATTGACAAGATGTGTCAAGAGATAAATTTTGGATCCTCGTACTTCACAAAGTCTTCCAGTAAGGAAACATAGACTTCATAACCCAATGCATTTATAAATATATATCTATAATCACAAGTAGGCATAGCTTCAAATGCACAGAATACTTTTGAACGATCATGTTTAAATATAAGCAAAGGAGTTTTATCAACCTGTTTACCTTGTCTTACTGCTTGTGACCACCACTCAAAAAATTGAGGACTTTTACCACTAAGAATAGCACTTGTTAAATGATCTTCTTCGTAGTGTTTTACCTCTACTGAATAAAGATTCTTTTCACCTGGCACGTATAGATCACCCTTTAATTGGTGTCTAGGGTCAAGAGCACCTGATGCAGGCACCCTTTCCCATTTTAGACTTGTTGCTTGACGTAATTGATCACGTATAAGAGTCTCTGCTCTAGCACCTTTAGCTCTAGGGTCAACCATTGTCTATCCTTGATATATTTCGTTGTTTTACTACTTGCAACTTTTCTAGCAAAGGATGTGAGAATCCATGAGATATTAGGAAGGTGTTTAAGTTTTCTTCTTTCAAGAGAACTTCAATTAACTTTTCTTTACCTTCTGCATCTAGATTCTCTACTGTTTCATCTAGAATTAGTAGATTAGTTCTAGAGTTAGATAAAGTTTGCATTAGTTTGCGAATAGCAAGTAATGTAGCTACATTAACACGAGCACGTTCTCCACTAGATAAAGCTAAGATATCTACATCATGACTATTATCTGTAATAACAACATTTAACTTATCTGAGGAAGCGATTTTAAAAGATAATTGAAATCTTCCATCTGCTAACTCAGCTAAATACTCATTGGTAAGAGTTTCCAGATCTTTAACTAGACACTCTATTTTATAAGCTACTAACCCTGTTGTAGAGAAGGCTTTTACTAAAACCTGTAAATTAGATAATTCTGAGGTATGTGTAACTAACTCAGCTGTATATTCTGCTAGCTCAGAACGCATATCTGCCATTTGACTAGAAATAACTGTTACTTTTGAGTTATGCTCATTAACAGTTTTATTCTTATTACGTACTTTGGTAATTGCGTTATTAATTTCATTAATAACTTTTTCTAGTTCAGTAATTTTATTAGATAGTTCGTTCTTATCCAATACTTCACTAGTGAGGTCGTTATCAATTAAAGCGTAATACTTTTCCCACTCAGAAAAGTTTTTCTGGTAAGATTGATAGTTTGCTACTTTGCTATCTAAAGTTTTTATTTGCGCTTTAATATTAACAATATCTTCTTCAAGACCTACCTTATTTACATTGAACTGCTCTACTAAGCTAAACATCGTACTGTTATCCATATCTTGAGAACAGGTAGGGCATTTAATAGTAGGGCCAGAACATTTTTTAGATAATGCAATACCTTCTTTAAGCTGATAATCTTTGTTTGCAAGTTTAGTTTTTAAACCCGCCAATACTGAATCATCTACCTTTTCTGGTACAGGATCATCTACTACTATTTTTGATAAAACTTGTTTGTACGTATTATTTTGAACTATTTTTCTATTAGTAGACTCTATGTTAGTTAGTTCATGTTTTAATAAAGTTGTTTTTGATACTAATTCGCTAGGAGCACTAGGTTCCTCTTCTAGTTCTTTTAAAGTTAGATCTTCTTTTTCATACTTAGTTAACCAAGCCCTAACTGTAGATAGCTTGGCTTGTACAGCATCAACTTGTTTATTAGCATCTGATGCTAATTCTTTAAATCTTTCAGATGCCTTAGTATATATCGATAGATTTAGTAATTCTATTAAGAACTTTTTTCTAGCAGTATCTGTTGCTGTTAAAAACTCTAAACTAGAAACACTACTCTGATAAACAATTTGGCTAAAAGTTTTATGATCAAAGCCGATTATACCTTCTATCTGTTTATATGTATTAGTACTAGTATGACTACTAATATCTTTACCATCTTTATATAACTTTATAGTAGTTGAAGCACTACTTCTATTAGTTTTAATAGTATAATCAGAATTATCTTTATTAAAGTCTAGTTCTATTGAATAAGACTTATCAGAGCTATATCTATTTAATATATCTGCTTTTTTTATTTTTTTGGAGTTTTGGTTGTATAATACTTCTTCTAAGATAAGTGCAATAGAACTTTTACCGTGTCCATTTTTACCAACTATTTGTGTAAGTGGTGCACTATCTAATTTAATTGTATTATCTATACCATATGAAAAAGCATTACCCCATCTAATTTCTTTAAATGTAATCATTCTGTAGTAATCTTATCCAAATTGTTATTTAACACTTGTACTATACTTTCAACAGTATTATCTGGTAGTTGCAAGATGTACAATAAATACTCTTTTAACTCAGCTGCTAAAGTCATACTAGGATCTAAAATTAGTGCAGTGTCTGTTTCTCTTCGCACTATTTTTTTATCTATTAGAGTGTTATCCTCCATGGCGCCCAGCTCACTCATGTCACCTTCAACTTCATATATGGTATGATCGTAGTCAGTACCTGGCATTTGTTCACCTGCCTTGATAGTTTTACGAATAAGTTGTGGTAGCTGTAGTTCTCGCCACTCATGTTCTAAACTATCCGTATCAAGTATAATAACTCCAGTAGCCACATTATGACGATGAAAGCTAGTAGTGACTGGACTTCCAGGATAGAGAATGTTTCTTTGAGAATTTTCATAACTGTGTAAATCCCCTGCTAAAACAACATCGTAGTCGGCAAACAGCTCTAGATCCATTTCAGGTTTTACGTGCGGGGGTATTTCCCCACGAACATGAGTAAAACATATCTTACCAGGATTTATGTGTGGAGATGCTTCAAAATCTTTTAGTTTATTATACGGAATAAAATCCATATCTTCTAAAGAATAAAAATCATCTATTACTGTAACATCTTTGTTTAGTCTCTGTGTACTACGCTTTAAACTAGTAAAGAAAGTAGTATCTTTCTTTAAAGCTTCGTGATTGCCAGCATATATAATGCAAGGAATCGAAATGGAGGATATTAGATCAAAATATATTTCTAACTCATCCATTGTAGGCATACGATCAAATATATCGCCGCCCAATACTAAAAGGTCACATTCTTGTTGAATATCTCTAAGCTGTTTAATAAACAGTTCATAGCGATTTTTAGCCCACTCTACAGGAACATTTTTTTGACCTAATTTAATATGAATATCTGCTGTGAATAAAACTTTCATTATTTATAGTCAAAAAAGCCCCTAAGTTAGTGATACTTAGGGGCTTTATTATTAAGCTGTTAAATCGCTAACTGCTTCAGAGTCTGTAGCAGAATCTTCTTCCGGTACAGCTCCAGTAACAATACGTTCTAGTGTAGCTTTTACTTCTTCTGCAGTTTGACGTGGATATTTCATATCAATACTTTCAGAAGCTGTCGCCGCCTGTTTTTCTTCGTCAGTAAGTGGGCGTTTCTTGCAACGTAATACTGATAAAGTATATTCTACGTTAAATGGCAAGGGTCCGGTCTTAACACGTTTGAATACAACATCCCACCCTGTATCAGTATCCGTAGGATCGCCTAAATCTTCTGCAGCTGAACAAATTTGTTCAAATAATTTCTTTTTCAAATTAAGGATTTTTACTTTCCCATCTTTTAAGTCAATACAGTTAGCACTGTAAGACCAAGAACACTTCTTATCAGAAAAATATTCAGGAACATGATCATGTTCTTTATTGTTAAATTTTTCTGCATCACGATCAAAAGCTAAACACTCAACGGGAATATCCTTTCCGTTAGTACCTTTTAACCAATAAACGTAACGAGGTAAAATTCCCCCAATTAATCGTATTGTATTTTCTCCGTCTTTGTATTCAAAGGCGTCAAAAGATTTTTTAACTGCTTTACCTTTAGTTGCTGTAAATGCTAATGCCATTTTTAATTTTCCTCGTATTTAAAGAGTATTTCTGTTTCTGTTATTATTAATAACGGATTGTTTTTAATTAGATCAATGTTTATATCGGGGAAATAGGATAATTCTAATCCTCGATATTTGTACTGTTTATATAAATTGTAATCACGTCTAGCTGCTAGTTTTAGATATTGAATTTTGAATAGTATATCTGTTGACTTATCTGCAAATAGGGGTGCTGGATTTAATATAAAACAGCTACCAGTTAGAGGTATTTTGCTTGGTTTAAACCTAGAGTACTTTAATGGCAATTTTTTAGAATAATGATATTCTAGCATAGCCATAAATTTACTCGCATCACCGTTTGACTGTTCTTCAAGTGTTTTTAGGTTAAAGAATAGAGCCATAATTACTGCTGGAACATATATTATATCACTGTTTAAATACATTTGCAAGTGTATTTTTTACAAGCCTAATATAGTCCATCCCTTTCGCAAATAAAATGCTATACGGTCTTTGTTTTGTTTTCTATCGCTTACCCCACTAAACTGCATATCTAGAACTAAGGGCGATAATTTATTTTCATGCTGACGCATTATTCGCCCAATAATTTGTTCTAGTAAACCATCATTGGCGATAGGTACTGCTAAGATTACACAGCTAAGGATATTGACCGATATACCTTCTGCAAAGATTTGTCGGCTTCCAGCAATGCAATTCTTTTTTCCTGATTCAACTTGTTCTTTGAGCAGGACTCTTTCTTCATAGGTTGTTCCACCAGTAATGCACACACACGTTTCACCAATTAGTTCTCCTACTTGTTGTAAAAACTCTACCCTATCTGCAACTATAAGCACTTTATGACCTTTAGCAATCTGAAGATTTGCTGCTGCAGCTATAAATCTTTGATAATCTGTGTCATATAGTAAGTTGTTAATTTTCTTAACCCAAGTGTCTCCAGGAGACAGCGCAATTCCAGTTTTTACTATTTGAACTGTAGGTGTTAATGTGTTTTCTTGAGGTGGTTGATATAGTTTACTACCAAAGAAGTCTCTAAATAGTACTTGCTTGCCATCTTTACGCTGCATAGTACCACTAAGACCTATTTTATATCTAGCATACATACCATCAATAAATGTTGTAAAAGTACTGGCGGGGCAGTGGTGTGCTTCGTCAACTATAACAGTACCAAACTCTTTGCAAATTTTAGGCACTAACTTAGTTAAGGTTTGAATATTGCCTACAACTATAGAGTGATCAATATCAAACTCTCCTGAACCAATTACACCTACAGGCATTTCAAATAGTTTTTCTACTTCTTCTACCCACTGATCTCTAAGCATTGTATTATGGCATACAATCAAAGTCTTTTGACCTAGCTTCCTAGCAATATGTAGGGCAGTGAATGTCTTACCCCAACCTACCATAGCATTAATAAAGCAAGTATCATCTACTTCATTAAATACGTCAAGTTGTGTTCCTCTTAGTGGAAATTTAGGGTCAGGGAAGGGAAGATCACATATAATTCTTTTATCTTGAATTTCATAATTCTCAGGAATTAAATCAATTCTACCAACTGGTATAGACATAATACTATTAGGAAGTACTTTATAGTTTTTTATTATATCGTATTGTACAAAATGGTTTTTAACACCAGGAATATTTCTACGTATTTTATAAGTAAGATTATTAATTAATTTTTTTGCTATCTCAGGCGTAACATCCAAATATATTTTATTTGAAATTATAGCTTTTGCCATTATATCCTTCTCCAAGTTTTTGAGTGTTCCTGACTATAAAAACCATATAAAATTAAAGATTTTCCATAGTTTAAAATGCCTGCATATCTATTAGCACTTTCAGGAGTATATAAGGCTTTAAATCTAGTACTTATATTTTCTACTTCTATTATAGCACCACCAGTTTTAATTGGTTGAGGAGTTGATATGAAAGTCGAGGAAATAGTTGGTATCAAACCATTGAAGCCACTCATTATCTTTCAGAATTAGGAATGATTGGCAACTGGAGCACACAATCACCTGATAGTCCGATATCAGTATCCCACCATGTCCCCTGCCACATCAAGGCCTTGGGGAA